GCTGGCTCAAACAACCTTCAACGTGGCGGGGGATTTTTATCCTGATGGGCATCTTCGGGATTCATTTGCGCCCGGAATTACAGGACGCCATTGCCACGGTCATCGTCGGCGCACTGGCTTTAATTGAGGTGATTCGCAATGAACACGCCCCTACACCGATTAAAATCGAACTGCCGCCGATTGATTTCATTGGACGCGCTGGAAATCGGGGTAATGACCGTGATGTTGTTGTGCGCCGTGCTGCTGCTGACCAGTTGCGCCAGCCCGTGTCAGCCGAATCTGAAGCCGAATCTGACCGCTTCAACGGCGGCTGGAATGGTTGAGTCTCTTTCGTTGCAATGCACCTGGAGATATTGAATGAATGCCCTGCTGATGAGTCTCTTAGAAAGAACCGTTGCGGCGTTATTGGTGCGGCTGGCGGCATTGGATTTGAATACGGTGAGGGATGAAGTGATGACGTTCTGGAATGCGTCATTGACCGGGGAAGAGAAACGGCGAATGGTGTTTGCGCGATTGCGGGAATTGAGTCAATCAGGCGCGTCCTGGTTGTTGTATGCGGCGATTGAAATTGTCGTGGGCAGGATTAAACGGGAGAAGGGCGAATGAATATGGACAAAGAAGAACTCCATGACCGCAGATTTGCAACCAGCACGGACATTTCGCGGCTTGTCGAACAGAACCAAGGGATTTGCAACACGATACAAGCGCTCGTCGCCACCAGTGCCAGTCTCGATAAGCGGGTCACGGTGTTGGAAGTTCGGGCGGATATTAGCAAGGGCGAAGCGGAGGAGATTAAATCCAATGGACAGGAAACCCTGCGGGTCTTGGCAGAGCATACGCGGCAAGAGGATAAGGACAGACAACGGTTGTTGGTTGCCGTGGTGAGTACCTTGCTGGCGGTATTGGGCGGCGTGGCGATGTTGATTGGGCAGCGGATGGCGGGCGGGTAGGGATATGGCCGCGCCCGATTGGCAGGCGATTGAAGGCGAGTATCTCGCCGGTAAAAAGTCGGTCAATGCGATTGCGGCAGAGTACGGAATCCCGGAAAGCACCTTGCGGCATCGCGCCAAAAAAAGCGGATGGGCGCGGGACCCGGCAGCGACGCAACGGGAAAAAGTTAAATCCCATTTTGCGGGCGTTGCGAATGATGTTGCGAACCCCGCCATTCGCAATGTCGAAGAATCCTCACGCCGCGCCATAGACCTGAACGAACTGGCCTTGGGCAATGCAGAGCTGGCGTTGCGCCGCATTCGCGCGGATTTGTCCGATGACGAGCGGGACATCGCCAGCGCCGACCTCAAGCGGTTATCCGAATCGAACGCGATCAATCTGGCGACGGTGCGCACGGTGTTGACGCTGGACGATCCACAGCAAACCCCGATCATCCTGGAAGTGCCGGAGCGGGGCTATGAGCCGCTCCGCTAACCTGACCTTGCACCCCGGCCAGAAACCAATCTGGCAACAGGCGGGGCGCTTCAACGTCCTCAGTTGCGGGCGGCGCTGGGGCAAAACCCATTTGGCATTGATGGTGGTGCTGCACCACTTGCGACGCGGTCGCCGAGTCGGCTGGTTTGCGCCCAACTTCAAATTCCTCGATGAACCGTGGATGACCTTTCGCAGTCGGCTCAAACCGTTTGCCACGCGGGTGGATGGTCAGCAGCACATCATTGAATTGCGCAACGGCGGGCGGCTGGATGCGTGGACGCTGGAAGACCCCGACGCCGGACGTTCGCGGGAATATGAATGCGTGATTCTGGATGAAGCAGCCAAGGCGCACCGGCTGAAATACGCCTGGGAGAATGCCATATCGCCGACGCTGATTAAGACTTTGGGCGAGGCGTGGTTTCTGAGTACGCCGATGGGTCGCAACTACTTTTACGAACTGTATCAGCGCCACGAAACCGAACCGGACTGGCGCTCGTTCCAGACGCCCACCGCCAATAATCCGCTGATTCCAGCGGCGGAAATTGAGGCAGAACGGGATCGCAAACCGGAGCGGGTGTTTCGGCAGGAGTATCTGGCGGAGTTTCTGGTGGATGGCGGCGGGGTGTTCCGGCGAGTGCGGGAAGCGTTCACCCACGACCCGCTGCTGACCGGCGAATTGGGCGCACAGTACGCGATTGGCGTGGACTGGGGGCGCAGCCATGACTTTACCGTATTCGCGGCGGTGGACGTGCGGCGCAAGGCGCTGGTCGCCACCGACCGCTTTACCGGCGTCGGCTATGAATTGCAGGTGGGGCGGTTGAAGGCGTTCCGCGAGCGGTTTCTGGGACCGATTCTGGCGGAAGAAAACAGCATCGGCGGACCGCTCCTGGAACGGTTGCAGCGCGACCGGCTGCCGATTCGCGGCTTTGTCACCAGCAACGCCAGCAAAGCCGACGTGGTCGAAAGCTTGGCGCTGGCACTGGAAACCGGGGCGTTGACCCTCGCCCGCTCGGACTGGCTGGAACATGAGCTGCTGGCGTTCACCAGCGAGCGGTTGAAGTCGGGGATGACCCGCTATGGCGCGCCGGAAGGCTTGCACGATGATGGCGTCATGGCACTGGCACTGGCGTGGGAAGCGGCCAAAACGGCTGGGCCGCAGACGCTGACCTGTTCACCGAAGGGCTTATGACTACAAAAACCTATCGATTCAAATATGAGGAAGATCAAGACACGCTGGATTTTCGTGCAATCTTAGCTGAAGTCTATTTTGATGATGGCGGCAATGGTATTAGTGTTTGGTCGAAAACGGATAATCAAGACCAAGACGAACCTCCTGAAGCCACTGTAATTCTTGACGAAGACGCCGCCATTGCTCTTCGTGATTTTCTAATTTTCTGCTTTCCGCTAAATCCTCGTGACCCCTGACCGCTACCAGCAAATCCTGGATGAAGCCGACGCCAAGGTGCGGGCGCAAGCCGAGCTTGCCTATGGTCACTTGCTGGCGAAGATTCGGGCAGGCGATGCGCCACAGACGGCGATCAATGCGGTCATGAAGCAGTTTAACGCGGGAGTCACCTCCGACTTAGCCAAAGTCTTTTCGGCGTTGCTGGCAACGAAGATGGGACCGGCGGCGATGCGCGATTACAAGGTCGGCGGGGTAAAACTCAGTGACCGGCTGTATGCCCATGCGCAGGCGGTTTCCGCCACCACGCGCACTATCATTGAACAGCACATGAAGGGACCGCATTCGGCGCGGGAATTGGCGAAGACGCTGTATGAAGGGTACAACTTCAAAGAAGATGAATTGAAGGTCATTGCCGGATTGCCGAAATACCTCAAGGATGAATTTAATAAAGCGATGGCGGCGAAACTGAAAACACCCGCATTGCGAGCGGCGTATTTGAAAGCGATTAAAGCGCAGGAAGCGGGCAAAGGCACGGAGGCGCTGGCGAAGGTGTTGAAGACGGCGTTCTATGAGCGCAATCGCTATTTCGCCAATCGGATTGCGAGGACTGAATTGCACCGCAACTATACCGACCAGCAGAGTCGGGAGTATATGGCGACCGACCGGATTCAGTATCTGCAATACCGCATGAGCGGAACCCATAAAATCACTGACATCTGCGATTACTTTGCAAAGGTAGATGCTTACGGGATGGGCGCTGGCGTCTATCCCAAAGCGAAAGCGCCCCAACCGCCCCTACATCCTTTTTGCAAATGCGTTTGTGTACCAATGATTGCGCTCTCGCCGAAACTGAAGCCCAAGTTTAATCCGAATGCGGAGCAGGCGTTTCTGGCGTCATTGCCGCCGAATGCGGCGCGGCAAATCGCCGGGAGTCGGGATAAGTTGGAGCGGGCGTTAAAGGGCGGCGAGAGTCTTGAGGAGATTTACAACGAGGGCAAGGATGCGTTGTATCAGTGGAAGAGGGTGGGGGATGTGGTGGATAGCAACGCTCCTGGGCAGCAAACCGCGCCAAGCTGGCGAGATGACCCGGAATGGCTAAACACCATTGATGCGTTCAAAGAAGGGGCAGGATGGGCCGAAGAGGGCGGGCGCATTGTTTTAGACGCCGACGGCAAGTTTTTAATGCGCACCAAATGGGCAGCTAAAGAACAATGGTATGGCGATTATGTGGCGATGAATGCGACAAACCGAGTCAAGGCATGGAAGATACACAAAGTCATTGAGAAAGCGCAAAATGGCGAACGGCTAGGGAAGGCTGAAGACCGTTTCTTGCAATGGCTCCATGAGTATATGCGAGAACAAAACCAACTCAACACCGTAGAAAAGAATGCAGTACAATCATTACCTGTGAGTGTGCAAACGCGATTCAATGAAATAAAGGCGCGGTTTATCGAGCAAGTGGGCGATTATGGGAATGAAGTGATCCAGCGTTAAAGAATTGAATTATGTTTTAATCAGTGAACTCAAGACATTCTTCGGAGAATAGACCATGCACCCCGCACTGAGAAATCTGCCGCCGTTCAAAAGCACCTTGACGCCAGAACAACGCGCCGAGTTTGAAGCGATGACCCCAGAACAGCGGGAGGCGTTCGCTACGGCAATGGCCGCCAGTATGTTGATTAGAGAATTGCCGGACGATGAGACTAAGCCAGAATGAACCCCGTCATCATCGGTAACGCCACCCTGTACCTGGGCGATTGCTTGGAGATATTGCCGAGCATTCGCAAACAGGTGGATGCCATTGTGAGCGACCCGCCCTATGGGATTGGATATGTGCATGGAAGTACAGGGAGAGGCCCTTTCTCGCCGACACAAAATACCGCCCCCATTATCGGCGACGACCTGCCCTTTGACCCTGCGCCGTGGATCGCTTTAGCGGGCGACTCTCCGATTTTGCTTTGGGGGGCTGACCACTATAAAACTCGGTTGCCAGAAAGCGGGCGTCTTCTCTGTTGGGATAAAAGCTGTGGGCAAGGCGCGGCTGACTCGTTTGTTGACGCGGAATATGCGTGGACAAATCGAAAAAACGCCCGCTGCATTTATCGGCATTTCTGGAAAGGTGCAACCCGATCCGGTGAAGGTAATAGCGGCGCAGAAAAACGCGCTCACCCCTCACAAAAGCCCGTTGAACTCATGCGCTGGTGCCTGGAAACGGCGCGGATCGGTCTGGGTAAAGTGGTTCTCGATCCCTACATGGGCAGCGGCACAACGGGAGTCGCGTGTGTCACCAGTGGCCGCAAATTCATCGGCATTGAAATTGACCCGGATTATTTCGAGATTGCCTGCCAGCGGATTGAAAAAGCACAGCAGCAGCAGACCCTAGAGTTGGAATGCGCCTACCCCACCACCTCAAACCGTGCCGCCATAAGCTTGTAATGCG